CTTCAGTAACGTCTGCAAAAACTACATCAGCACTTGACTCGGCTAACCTCCTATTAAGAGCAACATTCTTCTCGATTTGCTCATTGAGTTTAGACTCCATATCATCTAGTTTATCTACCACATGCCCTACACTTGGATAATTTTCTGTCATATACAATCCAAACTTTCTATATTCATCACGACTTAAAATTTCTGTGTTGTACTGATCTTTTGTTGCTTGTTGTCTCATGTTTATTTTTCTCTTTTTGTTCTTCTTGTTAATGTATTAATGTGGCTTTTCCAACGAACCCAATCTGTTCCATCCATAAAACCACCGCTTTTAATAAATTGAAATAATTTAGTATTAGCAGTAACAGACAAATCTACCTCAAATTTAGGATATACTTTTTGTTTATTTATCCAATACACTTGACTTGTGTTTTCAGGACTAAGTTCATATCCTGCAATAGGGTGTCGCATTTTAGCAGTAGGATTACCAACTGCGATACCTACTCGGTATTCTATACTTTCTAAATAACTTCGTAGTGCGGCATCATCAGTTAAAAATGCTATATCATCTGCATTGTGACTTCTTTCTACAAATTCTTTAATTAAGTTTTTTCCTGAAGGATTAGTGCGTAAATACTCCATCATGTCATCAATGCCTAGATTTAACAATCTTACTGTTATAGGGTCAGATGCAAGAAGTTCTCCAATCTCTGTCCACAATCCTTCCCAATAAAGAGGATTGATTTTTCCATCACTTAATCTTTTATCTGTTCTAATAAACAAATTTTCTACTAAATCTTTTCTGCCTCCTATTAAACCCTCTGTAATGCTTTGTTCGCCCATTGCAGCTCTATATCCCTCATCAGCGCTAAATAAACTACCATTAGGCAGACCTCTACCTGCACCTTTAACATCATCTATTGTTAGGGATAAAGCATCAAAATTATTTTTATATAAAACTTCTAATACTTCTTTTGCTATAACACTGTCATAATTTATTGCAGCAGCACCACCTTTAAGTATTTCTCCATCTTTTGCTTTTTTTCTATAAAGATTTATAAAACCATCAGATGTCATTACATTGCCATACCCTGCTTGTGTAGCAGCTTGTCTGCCTGATTGACCAACAAAAATGCTTTCTTGAAAAGCATTGATACCCATAAACACTGCGTTGTCTATAGCGTTCTCTCCACTTAATCCTACAGAAACATCTAACATTAAAATACCATCATCATCTATGTACGCACCTAAAACATGACCATCTTTGCTTAATAAATCTATAGTTTCATCTGTAAAAAACAAATTATCTATTTGACTATCTATCCACTCTATTGGTGTCATGTTAACTTTAGCTGCTTTTTCTCGTACTTCAGCCGCAGTTCCTAAAGAAAACTCAAATTCTTTATATGGAGAAACAAAAACTTCTGCATCAGAAGGCGCTCTTTTTTTCATGTCTACGAACTTTGCTACATCTAAATCAATGCTAAAACCTCCACCTTCTAATAACGCTTCACCCATAGATGCGTACTCTGTTTTATTATCAAATCCAATTACTGTTCCTTTTGATTTAGCGTTTATTTGTTTACTGCCTATAGACAATTTACCTTCTTGCACTGCTTCTCTAACAAATGTTTTTAGATTAACATTGTTAATTGCAGCATTAATCATGTAATCAGATACTTGACCTGTATAATTTGTTTCTAACATATAAGATTTCAATATTTTTTCTATTTGTGGATATTCAATAGCTAAAAAATTTCTAAGTGTTTTTTCATCTATCAATTCTGCTAATTTTTTATAGTCATCTGTACCCATGCCTGATGAAAATACAATTTCACCTAAATTATTGCGTAATTGAAATATTTTATCTTCACGCTTTACATCACCAACAAAGTTTAAATATTTATTAGATACCATAGATAATCTTTGTAAAGGATGTGACCACGCATTGACATATCCACCAAATGCCGCTCTAGCTGCTTCTTCAGGTGCAATACGCATAAGTAGTGCTAATCTAAACATCCAAGCAGGTTTTAATATTTTATTCTGTGTTTCATCAAGTAATGTATCTAACATTGTTTTTGGTTTTAATGTCAATCGATTTGATGAATAACCTCCAACAAATGCTTTTCTAGGTATTTTTAATCTATCTGCCCATTTCATGTCCGCAGCATTTTCATTAAATATATTCAAATTGTCAAACAATGTAGTAAGTCTTTTTTCTGCAGGACCAACTAATGTTTGATGCGCTCTTGTAGCTTGTATTACATCTCTTGGGTCTATAAGTTGTGCCATATAAGATTTAGATGCCTGTGATAATAGGTGCATACTTGGCACTGCTTCAAATATATATTTTTCTACATCATCAGGATTAACTTCAACACCTGTAGCTTTAAAATGTTCCTCTACATCTTTAATTAATTTTTTGTATCTTTTTTTTATTTGTGTTCCATTAAAAGCGATAGAACCACCTGCAGAGTTACCAAAAAAATCTCTTAACTCATTCATTTGTGCGTTGTAACTTTCTTGTTGTTTTATTATATCTTCTACATCTATTTTTAAATTAGGATTATAGTCTGCAACATTTTTAGCTATTGCTTGGTTTATTTGATATGCAATCTCTTCTAAATCTTTTTGTGATGTAGCAGTCAAAACTAATCGAGAGTAATAACCTCTTTCTTTAGCACTAGAGAAAGATAATTTAAGCATATCATTAGCATTTCTTGATGCTGCTTCTAAATCATCTATAACCATTGTTGTTTCAGGTCTAAGTTGCATTGCTCTTTTTACATGTCGTGGAAAGTATTGACTTCTAGCTATTTGTGTGCCTGTGCCTAATAATCCTCTTGCAGGGTCATCTTTAGATAATAATAAACCTGCAAACTTTCTCATAGGTGCAACATCTGTACTTGCACCTATCATAAGTTTGTTAGCATAATTAAATAGTTCACCCATAGCTGTAGGTCTTGCAGGAATGTTATTTAAACCAAAAGCAATGTTTTCTACACTTGCTTCTCTAACTCTGTCTAGGTTTGCAGCAACATCATCATTTACATATTTTTTAATTAAATTAAACATGTTGTCAAACTCTTTGCCTGTTAAATTACCATTCTTAGCAACTATGTCTAATATATTCCATACATCATCAGCATCATCAACATGTAACAATACTTCTTTTACAGATGCAGGAACTTTGTCAAATTCTTTAATGTCATTAAGAAAAGCCATTCCTTCATCACCTTTTAATTTTGCAATAGCTTCGCCAAACTTTTGACCCCAACCTGTCTTTCTTACATCATCTACTGTCCTTCCATAAAAAGCAGCACGATTAAATTTTCCTGTTTTTCCAGGAGCAAAAGATTTAAAGAATGTAGCAGCATTTTTAGATTGTTTATTGGCTTGTACCATAGTTCTCATTGCTGTCTTTACACCTGCACCATACATCAACGCTAAGTTTGTTGGGTCACCTGCAAGTCTAAATACACCATCAATAACACCTGATACAACATTAAATCCTGCAGAACCAGGTTCAAAAACTTGCACTGCTGCTATTCGACCTGGTGATATATTTACTTTTGTGCCATCTTTGGCTTCGTATTGAAAAGCATCTTCTCTTATGTCGTACAACTGTGTGACAGGAAGTCCGTAAACTTCTATAGCTCTAGTCAATGCTTCTTTCTCAGTTTTACCTGCTCTTATCATATCTAAATAGACCTGTGTTTCTTTAGGGTCTAGTGAGTTAGGTAAAAATCCTTTTCCTAAATTTAATGGTTTACCATCTCGTGTTTGTTCTAAAGCTAAACGAAACTCATTCTTTCCATACTTATCTCGTGTCTGTTTAAACACATCCCCTACACCACCGCCATAAATGTTATTTAAGTATCTAGCTGTAGTACTACCTTCCTCACCTTCTACTTGTGGTCTAAATGTTTCAAACAATCCTCCTAATGTTGCGTTAGCTACAACTCCAGGTACAAACTTTCCTGTTTTTTGTGCAGCTACAACTGCAGACTTAAAACCCCTTGATATATTTTGAAATACAGCATCTAACCCTAAAAAACCCATTTGTACACCTCGTTTAAAAAAGTTCACATCTGTTACAAGGTCTTCTGTGTTTTTCTTTGCTATAATGGATGCTGCTCTATTTGCTACCTGCAGAGCTATTTCATCTTCTGCAGTAGTTCCACTTATTGCCATATATGGCAAAATTTCTTTAGGAATTGTAGGATATGCTTTTGTAAGATTAGAAATACTTTGAACTAAATCAGGATTTGTTTCTCTAACACCTTTGTCAAAAGAACTTGCACGATTAAATGTTTCTTGTGCAGCCTGTCTTTTTAAATCATCTAAAGAATAACGCAAAGAATATCTACGCATTATCTTAACCTAGTTTGTGGCTTCTCCTGTACAGGCACAGCATTTTTTTGCTCTATTAACTCTAAAATTACAGGGTCATTGAATTTACTAAATAATCCTTGTAAATAAGCATCTAAATCTGTTGCCATAGGACTTGTTCCTACTCTTCCTACGCCAGGTCCTTGTGATATTCCTGCTGTATTTGGCTCACTTTGAAACCTTGTAGGTTGCCCTAATGATATAGGACTAGCTGTTCTAGTTGCATTTTGTTGTACTTGTTCTCCTGCTACTGTAGGCAGTTCATAATTAAGAGCATCTTCTTGGTCGTTAATTATTTTAGATTGTCCTGTTGGGTCGCCTTTTTGTCTTGGTATGTATAAATCTTGAAAAGCAGGGTCAGGTTTGCCATCAGTAACTTGTTTTAATGCTTTAGGTTTTCTAACCATAATATCCCTCATCATTAAAGAAGTCATCAAGTCCTCCTAAAAAATCTCTAAGTCTTTCGTTTTCTGCAGCATCTTCAATAGTAAAATCTACACGAATAAATACTTTAGGGTGTGGTGTAGGCATCCAATACTGCATAATCGGAGGTGTAAAACTATCATCTATTTTTGGTTCTTCTTCTATATTGTCAAAATTCCAATCTTCAGAATTTATGATGTCATAAAATTTAACATTAGTTTTACGCATTTTGTCTGATGGTTCAGGCATTATTGTCCTCCCTGTTGTGCTACCTGTGATAACACCTGTGCTAATCCAGGTGGCGGTCCTTGCGGTATAGCACCTGCTTGTTGTGCTTGTGCATTAAGTAAAGCTAATTCTTCTTCACTAGGTTCTTCACCTTCAGCAGTATAATATTTATCTAATATTTCAGACATTCTTTGAGGATTTTTTCTTATTTCTATAGCAGCAATTAATGCCTTTTGGTCACCTTGTGCTGCTTGTGCCATAAGAGTTTCAAACAATACAGTTTCAGCTCTTTCTTTATTCACACGATTTTGTATCTTTGATATATTCTCTAAGCCATCCATATTTTCTTGCAATGTCTGCTTGTCAATAATTCCCTGTTGATAAAGTTGTAAACCTGTAATTATTTTCTGTG